TGGAAACACATCGTCCGTTGTTGGGGTTGTTAATTCAGTTAAGTCAGTTATTCTCTTGTTGCTCATAATTCTAAAAAGTTGCCGTCTTGAGTTCTCAAGAAGTCATTGTTTTGTGATAGTAAATAGCCAATAAATTTCTTGTCAAATCCGAGATAGTCACCATCTTGAGTTGTCAAATACGCTAAATCTTGCGTAATCAAAAAGTCAAATGTATCTTGAATGATTGTTTCACTCAATCCGGGAGTGTAACTCTTCGCAGATATTGTCGGTGTGTTTTGCTTCGCTTCTATCGTTGGCACATAACTTTTCGCACTCTGCGTGATGTTTCTTTGCTTGTTGCTTTGCTGAAAAACATAGGTTTTCAAATTAAGCGTGTAATCAACTTTCTTTGATGTCAGCGAAGGTTTGTATACCTTGCTTGTCAAAGTGCGGTTAGATTGCTTTGAAACAAGCGTAGGGACATACTCCTTTGAATCAATGAAAGCAATTCCCTCAAATCCCAAGAAAGAAGCATCTTGAGTTAACAATGAATCACCACCTTGAGTGGCTAACCCAAAAAAAACATCAACGGGCGATGATGGCAATATGTTGTGTTGCTTGTTCACGCTGGTGAATAGAACACTTCAGGTTGCTCAACTAACTGACATTTTAAGATTCCAGTTTCCACAAGCTCATTTGCAAGGTCAGGATTCGTGTTGACTGCGGATGTTTGAGCATACACTTTGTATTCGTACTCCCCATTTAATAGTGTGAAGGTCGTTCCCTCAACAACGGCAAACTGATTGTATCTTTCTTTGAATGCAGAAATGTCAGCCAAGATGACATTGACAACTTGATCCGTCAGCAGATGCGTCATATTAAACAAGAAATATGGATTGGCAATCGTGACTTTTTCGGTCAGCGTTAAATACCAATTCTTTGATTCCGCTTTTTCAATTACCAACATCTCTACAAAATAGCGATGCGAAATTTATGTAACAAAAAAGGGAGAGCATTTGCCCTCCCTCTTTCTCCTATGAATCAAGAACCAATTAGATACCTAAACTGGTAACAACTGAACTCTGCAATTTGTAAGGTGCTTCCGCTTCAATCGCTGACAAGGTAACCTCATATCCATTTGAATCACCCATCGCAGTACCGGTGTTGGCAACCATAGCGGTCACATCACATCCGTACTCCTTACCGACCAAGAAATACTCATCGTTATTGTTTTTCACGATGCAGAAACATCTGCCTTGTGCCAACAATTTCATTTCATTTCTTTTGGTGGTTGACAATCTGCGAAGTTTGAAGGCAACATCCGACTGATTGAAGGATGTGCCATTCTCAACACTCACATTTGTGGTGATAACAAGTGATCCAGTTGCTTTTGGAAGTTCGTAAGTATACACGCTACCACTTGCAACGCTTGTTGCGGTAACTTCTCCACTTGCAACGGTGAATCCTGAAGTTGCCCAGTTAATCAAGTGGATGCTTTTGATGCCACCTACTGCATCTTTGCAGTCAAGGGCGAATCCTGAAGTAAGTAAACAAGGCATATCTTAATGGATTAAAGGGTGAAGTAAACGATTTCTCCGGGAAATGCAACCTGTACACCAGCTTTGAAAGTGAAACGAACTCGTACCTCATCGTTGTCAATGCTGTACCACATCTTCACTTCTTCTTGCTCGTCAATCAAGTCAGTTCCCATAAAGAAGTTTGACAAAGAACCAGCAACAATCTTGTTAGTTCCGTTCAAACCACCTACGGCAATCAACTTCATATTTGAACCGGGATAAACCATTTCCATTGTTTGAGCAGCATCGCCCACATAGTGGAACAAGTTAGCGTTCTTCAAGTTAACCAACATCAACTTGTAGGCATCAATTCCCAAGAAGCAAACCAAGTCATCCTTCTCTGCAACGGCAGCAGGGATGTTAGCGTACACTTGATCCAAGATGTCATCAATGTTTGCAGCGGTGATTGAAGTGAAAGTGGTTGGTGCAGAGTTAGCCAATACTGGAGAAGCAGCGGCAATGATTTTGTTGAAACCATCAAAGCGACTCAAGTTAGGGTTGCCACTTGCGGTGTCACCTTGCCACATTGCAACTTCCAAAGTTTGTGCAATTACGGCAGCTTTTTCAGCACCTACTTGCTCTTCAAATGGAATCATTGTTGGTGAACCGGGCATAATTTGAGTTTGCATCCATTTGGCTTCCAAAGTTTTTGGACACAAAGTTTCTTCAACTTTCACAGCACCAACGGTGATGTTTCTTTGAGTGAAGGCAGTTGTTCCACTTGGGTTGTAACCACAACCATCGGCTTGAAAGAAAACGGTTGAAGCAAGGATGTTCAAAGCAGATGCTGATTTAACACCTACTTGAACTTGGTTAGCAGATTGCAAAGTTGAAGAAGTTTTGCTTCCGAACAATGCTTTAACCAACAAATCAGTTGACTGTTCGTTGGTGTAGTTAGCGAGTGATCCTACTGAAAATGACATAGTTTTATTTGTTTATAGAGTTTTTGAATTTTTTAAGTGCTTCAAAGCGGTCGTTCTTTTTTGTAGATACAGGTGCTTTCAAGGGTTCTTCGCTTGGCAAGTCAGCAACCTTCTCAATCAGGTCAATTGCTTTGCTCATAGCTTCTTTGTGTTTGATGTTTGATGCAGTCAATGACTCAACCTTTGCAGACAATTCAGCGATGGCAGATTCCAACTTGGAAACAACATCATTGAATGCAGATACGGTTGCGAACTCTTCGGCTTCAATTTCAATCTCAACTTCGGGTTCAACGATTTCAGTAACAAAACCGCCTTCAGTTGTAACCAACAATCCACCTTCAACCTCGTGAGTTGCGTCAGGTGCTGGAATGTTGCCTTCGGCAGTTTGAACGAAGATGGCAGTTCCTACCGCCAATTCGCCTTCGTACTCAATTACCGTTCCATCAGTCAAGGTGGCAGTTGCCATCTCAACTTTGGTTTCTTCGTCCGAAAATCCCAACATCGTGCGGATTTCTTTCAATGTTTCTTTTGCGTTCATTTGTATAAAATTAGAGTTTATGTTTCGGTGTTGCAATTTTACTTTCCATTCCACTTGGAAAGGACTTCTTTCAATGCCTCAAGTATTTGTTCGTCTTTGTCTTCAGGAAAGTCAAAAACGCCCTCAACGGAGAACCCTTTGAACTCACCCTCTTTGACTCTTGCCCACACATCGTCATTGTCTACCAAGTAGGAAACAAACCACGATCCGTCAGCAACCTCTTCAAATCCCTTCGGTGGCATCACGCCTCTCTCCCGGTCAATGATGTATGACTCAAACAAGCTCACGCCATCCATTATCGGAGTGCGGTGATGGGCGTTGACTGCATCGTACTTGTTACCCCTTGCCCATTTTTTGGCAATCTTGAAGATGCTCTCCTTGTCAAATACCACATAGTATTCCCCACGCACATCGTCTCTGCGATAGATGGGTAGGTCGGCAATCATCGCTGCTCCAGTTACGATTCTTTTCTCCTCGTCTTGGATGGCAAACTTTTGACCTTCTACCTTCAGGATTCTTTCACACCAACGGAGCATCTCTTCTCCACCCCAAAGCAAATAGGAGATAGTTCCACACGCTTCGGTGTTATCGGGGTTGTAGTATTCTTTTGCACGACTCAAGAAGGAGTATGTGCGTTCAATCGTTTCAAGGGACAAGTTCTCACGGTTGGCAAGTTGGTTTGCTCTTGCCTTGCCCACCAATGTCGCACAATCGTTGTCTACTTTCTCGTTCAATTCCATTCCACGAATGGCATTGTCAACCGCTGCCTGTGGGTAATCGTTCTCAAAAGCAGAGAAAGCAAGAAAGTCCTTTTGTATGGCTGGAGATTCCACGAGAGAGACAAACTCAATCCCTGTCTCTTCGTCCCATTCGTTGATGTCTAATTTGTAAACTGGAAGTTTCATCGTATTCAAATAGCGTTATTTCACAACGGACACTCTTTTGGTGTTTCCGACTCTTGCTTGTGTGCGAGTTATGTCCCCTTCGGTCACAAATACTCTCTGCGAAAATCCGATTCCGGTTTCAGTTGGAAGGGATGATGAAGTGATACTTGTTGGGTTGATTGATATGGGAGTGCCTCCCGTTAAACCACCTTGTGATGCACTACTTCCTGACAACAATTGTTTTGCTCTTGCGACATTCGCCAAGATTCTTGCCACCCCTTGTGCATAGTATGCAGCGGTGAAGATGGGAGTTGCTGGTCCAAGAATACCCGCAACCTTTGCAGATGCTTGAGCCGATTCAGCATTCAAACCTGAAAACGCCACCGCACTATCAATTGCAATCTCAACCAATGCGATACCCT